GGTGAGGCGGCTTTGTGCCTCCGCGTTGGCGGTAGCTCGCCCAAGCCCTTGATTAAGCCGCCTGTCTTTCAAAGCGGCTCTGTTTGCGCTGCGTTTCCTGATTTTTAAAGAACAGATTAAGTTTTTTATTGAAGCCGCCTCGCTTGAAGCGGCTTGGGTAAGAAACTTAGATGATTTGTTGTTCTTTGAAGCTTTTGAAACTTGCCTTAACTGTTTCGGCCATCTCTTCGAAAAACTTCGCAGAAAATTTGTTATCAGTAGCCATTAATTCTTTGAATTTATCTGTTGTGATTCCTGTTTTCTCTTTTAAAGTTTCCAGCGTCTCAGCAAAAACCATTTCTTGTACTGCCGGGTTTGAGCTAAATTCTGCGATGTTCATTTTTCTGTCCTTTGTGTGTTTTGTTTCGATGTGTGTATTATAGCAAAGCTAAACAAATAGTAAATAGCAAAGCTACACAGAAATGCTATATTTTTTGCTATATTTTGATTTTAAAAAGAATTTATTTTTACTAATCGTGAGCTATTGATAACCGGCATGGTTTTGCCGGATTGATGGCGCAAAAAAACCGCCCATACGGGCGGCTTTGTCGGTTTTGTGTTGTTTCAGGTTCGGCGGGCGTGAAAAAGCCCGCATTATGCGGGCGGTCTTGAGGGCTGTTAGCCGCAGGCAAAGTTTCTGATGATTTTGCCGTCGTTTCGGTTATCGGCAAGCTGTATGCTCTGTTCCTTCAGGTCGCCCAATACGTCAAGCAATGCCTTTTGTTGTGCCTTGTCTGGATGCTCCGGGGGTTCGTAGGCAAACAATATTTCAGAGCGGTCGATGTATCCGCTGCGCCGCAACCGTTTTATGCTGGCAATCCACTTATCCGACTTGAGATAGATGTCGGCAGGGTCTTTTTGTCCGAAATATATCGGCTTAATGATTTTCCGTATTTCGCCGTTTTCCGCCTTTTGCACTAAGGGGATGGAGGCGTGAAAGCCTGACGGGTCGCCGATTGTGCTTTCTTTGAAGGGGTATACCGTCTGAAGCGGCTTTAACATTGCCTGTATTTGGCGGGTAAGTTCTGCTTCGGGTTGGTTTTTGGCAAAGCTGTGGGCGACAAAATAATCAAACAGGCGGTTCAGTTCCTGCTCCCTGTCGGAGGCGAGGGTTACGCCCGGTTGGGTGGCCATAATCAGGGCTTCGCGCGGGCGGGTCAGATGGTCGAGCATGGCGCGTATCTGATCAGGCGCGGAGTGTGCCGCCAGTTTTCTAATCCGCTGTAATTCTTCTGCAAAGGCATGGGTTGCCGCTTTATAGACGAGCGGCTCGAAGTGACGGAAAAAACGGCTCAATCTGCTGTAGCGATGTTCGATTTTAAAGTCGAAGTAGCCGCTTTGGGGGTGGGTTATGATGATGCCGATGTTGGCAAATTCGCGCGTTTGGACATAGGGCATAAACCGTATGACGGCAAAACGCATGGCATATTGGTTCATGAGATGCTCCAAAGTGTTCCGTTATCAATGCGGCGGACGGTTTCGTCGGTATAGTTGTAATTATAGGCGGCGGGCAGATCGCGCTCTTCGTTTGCCCATGCCCACTCCAGCGGCAGATTATCACACGCTTTTCTGTAGGCTGGCAATGCGTTTTTCAGCCATAATTCCATCTCTTCCTGAAGCACCCAGTCTTCCAAAACCTGTTTAAATGCCGATGAGAAAATATGATTTTGCAGGAAGTTTTTTGGATTGAAGCCGGTGTCGAAGGCGCAGTTATGGTCGATGACGATCAGGGGATTGTCGCAATTTCTATACAAAAGGTTAGGGTTGCCGATTGTCCTGTCTTCATTGCGGATAAACCAATCGAAGGTGGCGATTTGACGCTGCATAACTATATCGATTCGGGGGATGTCCGCCGGCTCAAGCAATGCGTAGCCTTTTTGCGTCTGCGAGCCGAAACAGATGCCTTTGCCGATTTCCTTCATCCTTGCGGGTAATTCTTCGTACAGCTCTTCTCCTACTTCCAACAGGTCAAACGGGGCAACGGGCAAACTTAAAGCCTGCGCCATGTTTCCACCTATCCATTCGTTTATTTGGCTCGCACGGGCGGCATGCAGCCCTTTGACGAAATATTCCAGACTATTCTCCGCCATACAGATGAATGGCGAGGTAATACCTTGCTCTGCACGGTCCATTATTGTCTGTATCTGCAACATTGCTTTTCTTTTCCCTATGAAAATTACACTTTGTGTAAATCTATAAATCTGATTTTTTGAGATTTCCCGGGAGGAATTTGTCAAACCATCACGCTCCACCAAAACACGCGCCCGATGACCGACAGGTCGTCTAGGCTCGCTTCTTCGTCAGGATATTCCGACTGGTTGTAGCTTCTGATTCTGACCTTGTTTTCGGGCAGCTTGTGCAAAATCTTAGTTCTCAAAAGTCCGCCGTGATTGATGGCGTAAATCTGCCCATCACGAATATTCTTGCTGCCGGTATCAATGCCCAATGTCGCACCGCTCGGAAATACCGGCTCCATGCTATCCCCATCGGCCATCACGCAGACTACGTTTTCAGGGCTGATACCGTGTTTCCTGAGTGTGTTGCGCGAAAATCTCAACTTGTAGCCGTTGTAGTCCTTTATATCGTCCGCAAAGCCGTTCCCGGCTGATAGCTTAATTTCTTTGTACAGTGGGGCTTCACAATCATCTTCAGACAACGGCGTGTCGTTGTCCCATTCGTCTATTTTTCCAAGTGGCTTGGCATTTGATTCAAGTCGGCTGGCAGTTTCTTTGCTATCAAGCCAGCCGCGCGATAGAGATAGTACGTCCTCAATGTGAGCCGCCGCGCCATTGCCTATATTCCGATAGCCATTAAACCACTGGTTAACCTGTGCCGGTGCTTTTCCGATGGCTCGGGCAAACTCTGCCTGACTGCCATTAAACCGTTTTTCAATCAATTCTTTCACTTTATCAAGTCTGCTCATTTCTTTACTCCCAGCTAAATCAATGTTTTAAATTATAAAGCAACGCTATATATAACAATGCTACTATTTTGCTTGTTTTTTGAAAATAGCTTTGCTATACTATTGCTAAATTGAATATAGCAAGGTTGAAATATGAACTTAATTGAATATTGCGCTATTCGCGGGAATCAATCTTACTTGGCAAAGAAAACGGGGATTTCACCGGCATTCATCAATCAGATTGCGCGAGGCGTTAGAAGTGTTCCTGTCCAGTCGGCGGCATTGATTGAAAAGGCAACGAAAGGCGAAGTAACACGACAGGAAATGTTTCCAGATGACTGGGAAAAGATTTGGCCTGAGTTGGCAAGAAAAGGCGCAAAAAGTAAATAACCAAAAGAAAAGCCCGCCCGAGGCGGGCGATTCCCCTGAATTGCGGGGAAACGATTCAGGGAAGACTAAAGGAGAATTGAATTATGAACCAAAAACAAACGCAATGCAAGAAGATTGTCGATTACATCCGTGAGAACGGACACATCACATCTTTGGAAGCAGCAAAACATTTGAATATCACGCAGTTATGTTCACGCATTGGCGAACTGGAAGACAGGGGTTTTGTTTTCAACAAGCCGAAATACAAGGTTGGCAACTGCAAGAACCCGGTGGCGTTTTACTCGATAGCCAAGTCAGGAATTGAACCATGAATGAATTTATCCCAAACAGTTTTCAGATCGCAAATGCGGTTATCGATGAATACCTGTCGCAAATGAGCGGGAACGCCCTTAAATGCTACATCTTGATTGTTCGGAAAACAAGAGGCTGGCAGAAAACACATGACAGCCTATCAATTTCGCAGATTCAAAAATACACAGGAATCAAGAAAGAAGAAACGGTTCAGAAAGCCATTAACGAGTTGGTCGATTTAGGACTGATTGGCAAACAAAGCAGAATCGGTTTACCGAACGAATATTTTTTATTTTCAGACCCCAAAAAAGGGGTAACACCACCCCCGAAAAATGGGGTACCCCCTGAAAACGGGGCACCCCCAAAAAAAGGGGTAACACCACCCCCGAAAATGGGGGGGGGACCACCCCCAAAAAAGGGGGGTCACATAAATACAAAATACAAAAAACAAATATCTACTAACGTAGATATTAATACAGCGCGCGAGGAAACAGCGAAAAAACCGACCAAACACGAAGCCGATTTGGCACTGTTGGCAGAACATGGGATTGCCGGGCAAATAGCCGAAGACTTTTTGACAATCCGTAAAGCAAAACGGCAGCCGCTGACAGAAACGGCAATGCGCCTGATTGCATCGGACGCGGAAAAATGCGGGATGACGGCGGCGCAAGCGGTGGAATACGCCATCGGCAACGGCTGGGGCAGTTTCAGGGCGGAATGGCTGAAAAACAAAACTTTCGGCAGGTCTGGAAATCGTGGCGGTCTGACGCACATCCAAACCGCCGATGTCATGGACGGCAGAAAATACGGCGACAAGCCAACAACTGATTTTTAAGGGATTTGGAAATGGCTTTGAAAAGCGCATCTGATTTTTTGAAAAGCTACGGCGGCGCAAAAACCGAACAACGGCAATGCGCCGAGCATGGCGAATACACGTCGAAAAGCATTTTCCGCGGCGTGTGGACTGGATGCCCTGTTTGCCAAAAGCTGAAAGCGGCGGATGAGATGGCGGCATACGCGGAAACACTGCGCCGCGAAGCGAAACGCGACGAACTGTCAAAACGCATCGGGCGATCAGGCATTGCAGAACGGTTTAAAAATTGCCGAATTGAAAATTATGCCGTCGATGAATCGGTGCCGGGAATGGCAAGGGCAAAAGCCGCCGCCGCCGACTATGCGGAAAACTTCGAGGACGTTTTGCAGACCGGTCGGAACATGATTTTTTCAGGCAAGCGTGGCACTGGGAAAAATCATCTCGCCTGCGGCATTGCCCACAAAATCATCGGCGATGGCAAAAGCGCGATTGTTATCACGGTGGGAGATATGTTGCAGACGGTCAAAGACAGCTTTAACGGCGGCAGTGAAAAAGAGGCTGTCGGCGTGTTTGTAAAACCCGATTTGCTGGTGTTGGATGAATTTGGCGCGGGCAACCTGTCTGAAACGGATGGTCGGATTTTGTTTTCGGTCATCAACGGGCGATATGAGCGGCTTATGCCGACGCTGGTGTTAACCAATCTGTCCCCCGAAGAGTTTAGGCAAAACGTTGACGCGCGTATCAGGGATAGGCTGCGTGATGGTGGTGGGAAATTAATACCGTTTGACTGGGGAAGTTATCGTGCGTGAGTCATGTTACCACTGCCTACACGCAGATTTCAAAGCCGAATCAGAAAGCACTATGCGCGGGTTTGCGAAGTGCGGTAAGGCGCGAAATACCGAAGAAAGGGCGACGTATTACCACGGCGGGCATGGCTGCCATCTGAAAGACTTTTGGTCGGGTGGTAGCGGTTTTGAAGCCGCACCGGCGGCAACAATGGCAAAACGGAAAAACGAATTTGAAAAATGGCGAACGAAAGGAAAGTGAAAATGGAATGGATTAATTATTTTGGTCTTGCAATGGTTTTTGGCGCAATTCTTGGTGTGGTGATTCACGCCGCCGCCCGCGCACCGCTGGATGAATTTGGTCGGAGGATTGAACGCGATGACGACTAAAAAATGTATCCGATGCGGGGAAGAAAAGCCGTTGAGCGAGTACCACAAAAGCGGCTTTGATGCCTATGGGAACAGTACGTTTAAGTCCAAATGCAAAGACTGTTGCAGCATAGAGGGCAGATATTACCGCGAAAAAAACAAGGAAGCACTGAAACAAAAACGCCAAGAGCTACGAGAAAAGGCTGCCGCTGATTTGGGCGTCTTGATGTGTGAAGCCGCGCAAATGGCAAATCAGGCATTCCCGATTTTAAGCCCTGCGTATTGGACCACGGGCGCGGCTAAACGAGTTTACGAAGAATTGGGGTTGAAATGGCAGTTTTAAGTCTACCCTACCCCATCAGTACAAATCG